AAATTAGCTGTGGTAGGATCAAAAGCTTTTTGTGCTTGTTGTAAGGATGGGATTCCTAATTGCATAGTTTGTCCACCCAGAGCAGTGGTTGTACCAGCTGTTCCTAATCCTGTTTTTGCCGCATCAATAAAAGGTTGATAACCAGCTATGCCTGTAACGGCTCCTGTGGTTGGATCAACGCCCATTTGTTGAGCAGCTAAATTAAAAGCTGCAGTTTCTTGTGGCGCAAAACTAGCAATACCTCTTTGAAATTGTTGTAGTGGTGTATCTAAAAGACCTGGATCTTTTTTATCACCTACTTTTTTACCAGTTGGTATTGTGTCACCTGTTTTATAAACTTCTGTTCCTCCGTATAGACTATCTAAAAGACGTCTTCTATAATCCTCTAAAAAAGGTGCTTCTCTTGCAATCTGTGTTGATGTTTGTACCATTAAGTTATTTTATCTCCTACTTTCGCAAGTTTATCTTGTAAAGCATACATAAAATCTGCTCCTTTTTCTCTTGCCTCGTTAACATTTTTTGCTCCCATTAATATGCCTGCACCATTAACAGCGGCCGTGCGTTGAACAAATTCACCGTCACTTAATTTAGCTTTAATAGAATCACTTGTTGCAGTTCCTGGTCCTTTTATAGATCCTGTTCGACGTGGAAAACCACCTGTTGATAATCCTGTTACTGGGTAACTTATTTCTTCCATTGCTGCTATGTCCATTATTCCTCCTTGAGCATAAGTTGCTAATCCAGTCGTAGGATCAACGCTAACACCTAAGTTTCGAATACGACGCTCTTCAGGAGGACGTGCATATTGTCCACCATACATGGTGTCTACAGAACTCATATATTTTGAAGGATCTGCTGGTCCTGGTTTAGCAGCATCTTGTTTAGCTGCTAAGTAAGCTAGCACTCCTGGTCCAAGCGCAGATAAAGCCTGCATGCCCATTCCAGGCCCACTTACTTTACCTTCATCATCTTTTACAGGTTTAAAACTTTCTAAAACTGTTTGAAAGATAGATGGTTTTGCTTGATTTTGTTTAGTTTCTCCACGTTGAAAAAAATCAAATGAAGGTCGTGTAAAACTTTTTCCTTCACCACCACCACCTGGTAATATTCCAGCTTTTGAACCTAAATAACCTATTCCTGCTGAAGCAATCGCATCTTGTACTTTGTTACCTGTAAGTAATGAGGCAACACCTGATCCAAGTGCCGCTCCACCTGGCCCACCAAACATGCCGCCAATCATTGGAGCCGCTATTTGCAGTCCTTTTTCTAATATTCCTTTTAATCCTTTAAGCATAATCTCCTTAGCAATTTATGTTATTGAAATGTGCAAGGAGGCTGACCTTGAGATAAACCTATTTAATTATATATTTATAGGCAAAATATTGCTATATGACAATAGATATTTATGGAAAAGAAAGGAATCCCATGGCTAAGAAAGAAAAAGTAGAAGAAGTATTAAAATTTGAAGCTATTAGACCTTTTGGTCCAACTATTGTTAAAGGTAAAATGCCTGATAGTATAGTTAAGTTATTAGATGATAAAGCTTCAGAAATGTTTGAAGATAAAGAATTTGCAAAAAAATTTGATCACGCACCTCACTTAGCAGGAAATGTTAAACAAGAAACAAGATATGATCCTGAATGGTTAGGGTCACCTAGCGCTCAACCAATGATTCATTTAATGGGTGAGATGGTTAAATCTTATCTTTCTATTCCGCCTGCTAATGAAACAATTAGTCCTGAATTTGTAGGTCAAATGGTTATTGAATCTATGTGGGCCGTGAGCCAATGGGCTGGAGACTTTAATCCTTTTCATATACATGAAGGACAATTATCTGGTGTATGTTATTTACGAGTACCCCCAAGTTTACCCGATGAATATGCAAGAGAAGATCATTATCCAACAGTAGGTGATATATGTTGGTTTAATGGTCAAGCTGCTACATTTAGTGGTCACAAATTTCAACACTCTCCTAAAGTAGGAGATATATTTTTATTTCCTCATTGGTTAGCACACGGTGTTTATCCATTTAGAACTCAAAATGAAGAGAGAAGATCTGTGTCTTTTAATTTACAGTTAATAAAAAAAGAAGGAGATCCTCAAGTAGGAAATGCTGAAACAGCTAGAAGAAAAGAATTTTATAATAAGAAAAAGTGATTGATATAAATAAAACTCCAATGGTCCGTGTAACATGGGTAGATGCTCGTGACACAGAAACTGGATGGCTTGATATTAAAGAAGTTATAAATGCACCGTTGGCCGTGTGCCAAGAAGTAGGGTGGATGGTAACTAACAACGAGGAAAGAATAGTTATTATGAGATCTTATAGCAAAGATAAAGATGATATTACAGGTGGGGGAGCTATTGCTATTCCTAAAGGGTGGATAAAAAAAATAGAATATTTAAAAGTGGAATATGCAACACAATAAAAATACAGAGTTTGTTATGTACGTAGACAATTTTCTTGGACAAGAAACATTAAAATCTCTTCAGTATATACTTATTAATTTAAACTATCAACGAGCAGTAAATCCTGAAGGTCAAGTGTATGGGCTTAGACACACTTTTCCAAAAAGTTTTCACGATGATCCATTGTTAAAATTGATTAAACAATATTTTTTTCCGCATAGAAATCTTAAACCTATATCGGTAAGTGCTCACTCTAGACAAAATAAAGAAGAGCCTTTGTTTCATACCGACCATGATAAAGGGAATGTGGCGAACTTTCTTTTATTTGTAAAAGGTAAACCTCTTCTTAACAACGGCACAGGATTTATGCATGATAATAAATTATCTTCACACATTGGTTTTGTAGAAAATAGAGCTCTGTTTTTTAACGGAATGAAAATACCTCATTCAGATCTACAGTCTTTTGGGGATAGCTCTAATAGATTTACACTTAATATTTTTTATAAAGATGCAAACTAAAGTATTTATAGGAACACCTTGTTATGGTGGAATGATTACCGCTGATTATTTTAAGAGTTGTTTGCGTTTAGTAAACGAAGCTCCTAAGCATAATATTCAATTACAATTTGGAACTATTGGAAATGAATCTTTAATTACAAGAGCTCGTAATACTCTTGTTCAATTGTTTATGGACGATCCTGGTAATTATACACATCTTCTTTTTATAGATGCTGATATTGGTTTTAGTGAAAAAACAATTTTTAGAATGTTAGAGTTAGATAAAGATGTAGTGACAGGAGTATACCCAAGAAAAGCAATTGATTGGAGAAAAGTAAAAAGAAAAGTTACACAAGATCCTGATGTGGATTTAGATGAGCTTCACGCAGCTTCCTTAGAGTATAATGTTAATGTGAAAAATCCAGAATATGTAGAAGTTAAAAAAGGCTTTATAGAAGTATTAGACGGCGCTACAGGATTTATGTTGATAAAAAGACAAGTATTTGAAAAAATGGCTAAAGCCTACCCTGAATTAAAATTTAAATCAGACCAACATTTAAATCAACCTCATGATACTCAGTTTAATTATCACGATAATTCTAACTGGAATTATGCTTTTTTTGATACAATGATTGAGCCTAAAACTAAAAGATATTTATCAGAAGACTACGCTTTTTGCAGATTATGGCAAAAAATTGGTGGAAGTGTGTATGCTGATGTTGTTAGTGGATTGAATCATCATGGAACATATGTCTTTAAAGGCAATGTAGGAACTCAATTCTTGCCACAAAACAAGAAATAATTTAGTATAGTTCTGCATGCAATTAACAGATTTAAAATTTTTACCAGGAGTAGATAAACAAGATTCTGCTTATGCGGCTGGAGACGACAGACGTTATGTAGATTCTCAATTAGTACGCTTTCATTACGGAAAACCAGAAAGGTGGAAAGGATGGGAATATTTACCTAATCCTAATGAAACCCTTATTGGAGTAGTAAGAGACACTCATTCTTGGATAAGTCTTGATGGTACAAGATACTTAGCATTAGGAACAGATAGAAAACTGTACGTATATTCAGAAGGATCTGTTCATGATGTTACTCCTATCCGTGAAACTGCTTCTCTATCTAATCCTTTTGAGACAACTTCAGGAGGAGCAGGAGTAACGGTAACAGATGCTGCTCACGGAGCTGATGAAGGTGATTTTGTTACCTTTGATAATGGTAGTGCTAACAATGTTGTAGATGGTTTAGAATTTAACAATGAATTTGAAATAACTACAGTTATAGACGCTAACAGTTACACAATTACTTTTCCCTCAAATGCTACAGGAACTACGGCCGCTGGTGGTGGTTCTGTTACAGCGAATTATCAAATTAATATTGGACCAACTGCATCTACGTATGGATATGGATGGGGCGTTGCAACATGGGGATTAAGCACATGGGGTACACCACGAGCTACTTCTAGTGTAACTATTGCAGGAAGAAATTGGTCGTTGGATAATTTTGGAGAAGATTTAGTAGCTACGGTATTAGATGGTGGAACATATAAATGGGATACATCTTCAGGATTAACTGTGCGGGCCGTGAGCCTTGGTGCAACAGCACCTGTTGCTTCTCGTTTTAATTTGATATCGGCTGATACAAGACACTTATTTTTATTTGGAACTTGTACAACGGTTTCAAATGCCGCTACTCAAGATGATTTATTTTTTAGATTTGCTGATCGTGAAAGTTTAACTGTCTTTGCACCTACTGCAGAGAATGAAGCAGGTTCACTTAGAATTGCTGACGGTTCTCGTATTGTAGGAGCTGTTAGATCAACAGGTCAAATACTTGTGTGGACCGATACTTCACTGCACGGCATTCAATTTGTTGGTACACCTTTTACTTTTGGTCAACGACAACTAGGAGCTAACTGTGGATTGATAGCACAGCATGCAGCTATTGATGTAAATGGTAAAGCATTTTGGATGGGTGATGATGCTTTTTATATGTATGATGGGGTTGTTAAAAAAATGGCATGTTCTGTAGAAGATTATGTGTATGACGATTTAAATTTTACTAATAAAAATGATATAGCTTGCGGTGTTAATCCTGAGTTTAATGAAATTATGTGGTATTATCCAAGTGCAAGCGCAACACAAATAGATAGATTGGTTGTTTATAATTATTTAGAAGGAACTTGGTATACTACCACATTAAGCAGAACTACTTATCTAGCTAATTATACATATGAAAATACTATTGCTACAGAATATAATGCTAGTTTAACAGCTAATGCTACTACAAGCACAGGAGTGTCCGATACACCACTTGGAGTGACGGCAGGAGCTTCTTATATTTATGAACATGAATCTGGAAATAATCAAGCAGACGGCACAGCAATTTCAGCATCTTTAACTTCAGGATCTATTGAAATTGGGGATGGTGATCAATTTATGTCAGTAAGTAAGTTTGTTCCTGATTTTACTAGCTTATCTAAAGAATTAACAGTTACGATGACTTTAGAGGATTATCCTCAATCGACGACAAGTCAAACTACTTCAGGAAATGTAAGTAGCACAACACAAAAAATTAATGTAAGAGGAAGAGGAAGATCCGTTAAATTAAACTTTGCAACCGATGTAGTAGATGAAACTAATTGGAGATTAGGTTCAATGAAACTACAACTTAGACCAGATGGGAGAAGATAATGAAAAAAGGATATCATAAAACTAAAGAAGGAAAAATAGCTAAAAAAGGCTTGTGGTATAACATTCACAAAAAGAAAAAAGCTGGTAAGAAAATGCGTAAGAAAGGTGCAAAAGGAGCACCTACTGCAGCCGCTATTAAAAGAAGTCAAGCATAATGGCTAAAATAACAATAACACGATTACCAAACGCAACACCAGATTATCAACCAAGTCAATTTGATCAAATGGTACGATTACTTGAACAAATTATTTTATTTTTAAATACTTCGTATGCTCAAGACATAGAAGAAAAATCGTCAGGAAGGAGTTGGTTCCTTGGCTGATACTTTTAAAAATTCTTCTTTAGATGTTGTTAATACAGATTTAACTGCGGTCTATACGGTGCCTACAGCATCTCCAGGCTTAACAGGAACAGCTCCTGTTTTTCCTACTACTGGCGTTGTTAAATCTATTATAGTAGCAAGTGATTCAGCTAATACAACTTTAGTAGATATAAAATATTTAGATTCAAGTGCTACAACTACTTTTGTTTTATTTAATCAAAAAAGTATTTCAGCAAATACAACCGTAGAACTACTAGAACAACCCTTAGTGTTGGAAGAAAGTGATATATTATATGTTCAAGCAAACGCTGCTAACCAAGTTCATGTGACAGCGAGTGTTTTAGAAATAACAAAAGGAGATCTATAATCGACTTACATTCTTTATTTATTACCCCTGTCTTTTCTATAAATTTAGCAGGATATGAAGATCTTGTGAAAGATATTAAATCTTTACAACAAAAAGAACCTCAAACTATAAAAGGAAAAAGCACTAAAGGAGGATGGCATAGTCATGATTATCTTCATGAAGATGAAAAATTTAGCACATTAAAATCAGAAATTGTTAATTTGTCTCAAGAAGCAATGAATCATTTATCAGTTGAAGATTATATGATTCCATCTATGACAGGCATGTGGGCCGTGGTCAATGGTCCAGGAAGCAGCAATCGTCTTCACAATCACCCTTATAATTATCTCTCAGGCGTGTTTTATTTACAAGTGCCTCCTAACAGCGGTGCTCTTGTTTTTCATGATCCTAGACCCCAATCTGAGGTATTATCGCCCCCTAAAAAAAGTGGCGAAACTATATATACAAGTTCCCGAGTTTCATGGAATCCTAAGCCAAATGATTTACTTTTTTTTCCTTCATGGCTAAATCATGAAGTAGAAGAAAACAATTCCCATGAAGAAAGAATTGTATTAAGTTTTAACTTAGAATTAAAAAGGAGAATGAATGCCTAAAATTATAGAAGAAGCTAAACAGCTAGGAACAGTTAAATTAAATGATGGTAGAGAAATACCAAAGATGAGTTGTCGCTCTGAGACTCTTATTACTAATACAAAAACTGGTTATGAATATTCATCAGAAGAAGAAGTTAAAAAGGATATTGATAATAGTGAAACAGAAACTAAAGAAGAACACATACGAAGAGATGTTAAGATTTTTGCACCTCGATTAGCCGATATGATTGCACCTTCTAAAAAACGTGAGTAAAATATTTATTCAAGAAAATTTTTTCCCTTTGGACATATACAATAAAATTGTTCATCAAATGTTAGAAGTTGAATATTTTCCACCAAATAAAAATAAAATAAAGGAACATCAAGGAAGTTATTGGCACATTCACACACTACCTAATCAATGCGATGTTAAAAAACAAATAGCCGTGTTAATAGCAAAAAATTTTAATTTTAATATTTCAACATTTAAAGAATCTTCTTACACAATGGTGGGGGCCAGTGATAAACCACGACCACACAAGGATGATAATATTCAAACTACACATCAATGTTTAATTTATATGTATGGAGAGGAGTCAACAAACAACGGAACAGGATTTTACAAGGAAAAATCAGAAAAGGAGTATGAATTAAGTATTCATGTTGGCTTTAAAAAAAATAGAGCTATATTTTTTTCTTCTGATGTTATGCATTCACCGATGCAATGGGCGGGCAACGGTTCTTTTAGGTATTCAATAGGTAATTTTTTCACCTAAGCACTACAAGCTTCGCACTCCGCATCCGCTTCATTTCCGTTTAACATTATTTTTTCACTAGAAGTATCATGACAGCCACATCCTTTAAGGTGTTCTGATAGTGTTTTTTGTAGTCTTAAATTATCTCGCTCTGAGGCTAATAAACGTTCGTGGTAGCGGCTCACCTTGTCAGCGAGGACAGCTATAGCTTTCAATACTTCTTGATTTTCCATAATATCTCCTGTGATTTAAATTTTTGGGTGAGATCTAATTTAACCATATTTTATCTGAAAGCAACATAACTTTTTAAAAATGTTTTATTGACAAAGAATATATGATATGAAAGAGCCAGAAAAAAGAATGAAAGACGGTATATTATGATACTTACTAAAAAACAAATTAAGAGTATACATAATGAGAAAGTAACTTTTATTAAAAATTTTACTAAGCCTAATAAAATATACGATTTTAATTATCTCTCTATTATTGCGGAAGAGTATGTAGGAGATCAAAACGGAGTGCAAATCTATTCTAGAGGAGATTCTTTTGAAACCGTATGGGGCGTAAAACATATTCACAATGTGGATTATGACTTGTTTTTATATTATGATTTTTTTAAAAAATTATTTAATTTTACAGATGATTCACGTAGCGGAGTAGATTTATTTTTTTCTTTTTCTTCTTGTGTAGGTCCTCCTCATGCAGATGAGGAAGTAGTTTTTCTTTTAGGTTTGTATGGAAAAACAATTTATAAAGATTTTAAACACAAAACGGATTACACTATAAACGCTGGAGATCTCTTGGTTATTCCAGGAGGAATTAGACACAAAGCAATTGCTTGTTCTCCTCGCATTATTGCTTCAATAGGATTTTTTGGTGACAGAAACAAATAAAAATATTTTATCGGTTGATTGCGATTTTGTTAAAGATTCTAAATCTTTAGTAGAATTAATTAAATTTGTTTTACAATATATAGATAAGATAGAAGATACCCACATCGTAATATCTCAAAAACATGTAGACATATATTATATTTTAGAACCTCTATTAAAAAATAAAAAAACTATAGATGTAGTTTCTATTGATCATCACCATGATTTAACTTATCCGCACTTTCCTATTGAAAAAGGATTAGCTTCTAGCAATTGGCTTGGATATTATTTAATGAAACCTAATTTTATTGATAATGCATATTGGTTATCTAATTATACATCAGATCCTGATGCTGGAGTTAAATGTGAAGATTGGATCACTATTACTAAAACATTTGACGATATTGCTTTTGATTCATTTGATTATCTATTTATTTGTGAATCTCCTTCTTATGCTACCAACGAATTTTCATTGTGTGCGTATAGAATATTAATAGAAATTATAACAAGATTAAAAAATAAAGATAAATTTTTCTTTATGAAACCTACTTTACTTAACCATAAATATGCCTTTATTAACTAGCCCTGATAATAAAAAAGTTTTTTTTATTCACATACCTAGAACAGCTGGGCGTGCTTTATCTGAATGGTTTGTGCAGAACAATTTTAATATTGAGCACTATGACTGGAATCATTTAATTAATGATAATCCTGTAGGACATCTTTGTTATCCTGATTACAATATTCTTCCAGGAGTAAAAGACGCTTTTAAATTTGCAGTAGTACGAGATCCTTTAGATAGATTTCTTTCTATGTGTCGCATTGTAGATTATGATTTTAGTAAAATAAAAACTAAAGAAGAATTTAAAAAAACTATTAAAGATTTAAAAGAACAAACCAAAGGAATGAATTGGTTTACTCCACAACATTATTTTATTGATAAAAAAACAGTATGGTGGAAATTAGAAGATAGATTTGAAAGAGTATTTGTAGAGTGGTTAGCTCTTCCTTCATATGGAAATGTTAAGTTAGAAGGAAAGATAGGGGATTATCCTAAAGAAGATTATGATAGGAAGCCTCTTCCTTTACTTTCTATGGAAGTAAAAAATTTAGTTAAAGAATATTATAAAGAAGATTACGAAAGATTTAATTATGAACATAGATACCTTAGATAATCCAACTTATCATTTTTTTGTGAAGAACTACGAGGAAAAAAATATTCCCTGTTTAATAAAAAATTATTCTTTAGATTGGCCTATTTTTAAAATGCCTGATTACTACATAGCTAAAAAATTAAACATAGGAAATTTTTATCAGTATTTAAAAAGAGATTGTAATTATCTTTTACCTGACAAAGAAGATGTTTTTTATATAAGAGATTATTTAATTGCTGATAGTGTTCTGCATAATTCTTATTCTATTCCTTCTTACTTTGCTGATGCTTCTTTTCAACCTGATGAATGGAAATGGTTATATTGGGGTCCTCCTTCTTCTTCTTCTAAAATACATACGGATACTACAGAGTCATCTGCATGGAACGTTGTTATCTCGGGTAAAAAAATGTGGTGGTTTTGGTTTAATAATAAAACTTATTATTGCACTCAAAAAGAAAAAGAAATTATTTTTACTCCAGGCAACATAGAACATGCAGCTTGTAACATAACTTCTTGTCTTTCTATTACTCATAATTATTTAAGAGATCATGAAAAAATTAAATGGGCTACACAATGACAGAGCTTTACACTTATAGTAATACTTCAATATCTCCATTAATTCATTTTATTAATTTGCATTTTAAACATAAATTAATTGGTGCTGAAATTGGTGTGGGGCAAGGTTTATCAATGTTTGAAGTTTTAGAAAAATGTGAATTAGTAAAAATGTATTATGGTATTGATTCTTATCTTCCATTTGAAGATCACATTACTTACGGAAAAGAAAAAATATATCATGATCGAAAAAGCCAAGACCTTAGTAAAACTATGTTATATCATTATTTAAAACACAGTAAGGGAAAAGAAAAAATAAAAATAATTGAAAAAGAATCTCATATGGCCGTGGAAGAATTTCCTAATGAATACTTTGATTTTATTTTTTTAGATGCATTTCCTACTTATGAAGATGCTGTACAGGATTTTACTTTATGGTTTCCTAAATTAAAAGTTAAAGGATTATTTTGTGGCCACGACTTTAATAATAAAATTATTCAAGAAGCGTTGTTTGATTTTTTAAAATTAATTAAATTAAATAAAAAATTAAGTATAGCAAATGACACATGGGCTTTTATTAAATGAAAATTAAATATTTTTATTTACAAAATAGTTTACCTGATTCTTTACGTTTATCTTTTGATAAAGAAATACCTAATCAAGATAAAGGGTATCATCGTTGTTATGCACATAAATGGGCCAACTTAAATAGATTTACTGTAAAATGCCCTTATGATTTAAATTTTAGTATTAACCCTATTGAGGGACAAGAAGAATATAGTATTACTTTTCATGACGTATACACTTCCAATTTATTTAAAGATGGATTAATACAAGTAACATTTAGTGATGCAGTAGTTCGTCACAAACCTGTTTTTCAACTTCCTTTAAATGTAGTTTTCTACACAAAAGAAACTTGTTTTTTAGAAACAGGATGTTCTAACAACTTTCAACATAATTTAAAATTTATTAATGGTAAGTTTGATATATCATCTTGGGTTCGTCCTCTTAATGTAGCTTTTGAAATACAAAGTTACACACAACCTGTTCGTATAAAAAGAAATGAAATTATGGGAGAATTAATTTTTCATACATCTAAAATTAATGAAAATATTATTTTAGAGGAAAATAAAAATCCTTCTTCTCAACTTTTAAATTTAAGTGAAGGGAATTCTAGAGTATCAGGATATATTAAAAATACTAAAACTTTAATTAGTAAAGGAAAAAAATTATTACAGGAAATTATATGAATATAAATATTGAAACTCATTCATTGTTTACGGAAAAGGTATGGACTTTTAAAATACCTGATCACGCTACATGGAAAAGCCATATAAACAATATTGTTAAAGTAGAATCAAATAAATCTATACACCAACATTCTACTTCTCCTGAAGAAGAGTGTAATGTTAAAGCTTCTCGCACAGGATGGTGGTCACATTTTCAATATCCTGTTTTAAAAAATTTAACTGACTTTATTGGAAATAATTGTTTAAATGCGATTGCTTCAGCAGAAAAATTTGATATGCCTAAATTTACTGTAACTAATTGCTGGATTAACTGGTATGATAAAACTCAGTATGCAGAAGTGCATAATCATCATCTTCATCCTCTTTCTGTTGTTTACTTCGTAGATCTTCCAGATGAAAATTCTAATTTTTTATTTCATAATTATTATGGAAGAGCTTTAAAAAATGATGATGACAAATTATTAAATGTAGAAGAAGGAACAATTATAATTTTTAATGGATCTCTTCCTCATTCAGTTTCTCCTAATCTTTCTGATAAATTAAGAGTTACTTTTGCTGCTAACTATGAACCTGTTTTTGAAGAAGAAAGAAAAGAATATTAATGATACAAAAATCTAAATTAATTATAGATAATAAAAAACAATTTGTTAAAGAAATACATTTAGCAGCTAAAATTCATAAACACGCTTTTCCAGAAAAAGATCTAACGTGGGGATATAATCTTTATAATACATTTGGTATTACTTCTCCTTCTAAATTATTTTACGAATTGTTTAAAGAATTACGCAAAGTAATTTTAGATTATACTGATTCTAAATACATATGGATGCAGTCTTGGATTAATTTTCATCAACCAGATGAAGTTCTTCATTGGCATAGTCACGAGTGGGATTTTCACGGGTACATAACTATTGAACCTCATCAAACACGAACTGTATTTGAAAACTTTGAAATTATTAATGAAGTAGGAAATATTTATATTGGCCCTGGAGATCTGTATCACAAAGTTATTGTAGATAAAGAATTTGACACTCCTCGCATAACTCTTGGTTTTGATTGTCACACAAAACCTTTAGAACAACCTAACACCACAATTGGTTTAATACCTTTAATAAGATAATGGAGTATTATTCTTTTTCAAAAAATATTATAGCATCTCAAGATTTTTTACCTTCAGATATGATAGATAAGCTGTATGTAGATCTTTTAAATTTACGACAAAAATTTGGTATTTCTCAATGGCAATCTGATAAAATTAAAAAAGAGTTTTATTCTCCTAATTGTGGAGGATTTGATTTTTGGGTTACAGATAAAAATGTTAATGAATTTAAAAACACTACTATTTTACAATTAAAATCATGGTTTTTACAACAAGGATTATTAGCATACATTCAAGACAATTTTTCTAATTCTGTTTTTGAGTTATTAAATAGAAAATTAAAATTTTCTATTCATGTAGTATCATATAATAAAGGTGGTTATTATAATTGGCATCAAGACATTCATCCTCAAAATATATTTACAATGAATTTAATTTTACAAAATCCTAGTAATCTTAAAGGAGGAGAATTTTTATTTAAAGACAATAATAAAATAATTAAAACTAATAATACTCATAACTTTTTTTGTTGTTTTCCTTCTTTTATTTGGCATGCGGTTAAACCTTTACAAGCAGAAAAAGAAGTATCTTTTTTAGAACAACGATTTAGCATTCAATATTGGTGGAGATTAGATGAGTAAAATACATAAAAATATTCTTTCCGCAGATTCATTAAAAAATATTCAATCAATATTTATGGGAAAAAATAATCAAGTTCCATGGTTATTGGAACAAGAAATAGCTTATAAAGGTGATAAAGGAATTTGTTTTCAAAGCAATATTTATCAAAATAACGAAGTTGTAAATCCAGGTCTATACAAAGTTATATTTCCATTATTTAATTTTTTAGAAAAAACAGACCTATGTCCTCTTATTATTCACAGAGCTAAAGCAAATATGTACTTAAAAACTCCTATTTTAGAAGAACATGGATCTCACAAAGATTACGAAAATACTAAAAAAATGGTAAAAGGATTTGTATTTATGATTAATTCTAATGATGGATTTACACGAATTGGTGATACAAAAGCTTTTTCTATTGAAAACACAGGAGTTATTTTTAACAGTTGTATGCCTCATAATAGTACAGGCTGTACTAATCAAGAATTTAGGCTTACTATAAATATAAATTATTTATGAGCGGCGTTATTTACATAAAAGATAATTTTTTTGAAGAAAAAATGTTAAAAACTATTCAAGAAGAAATAGTAAAAGTAGAAATGAAGCCTCCCCCAGATGAAACTCGAGCGTATCAATCTTCTTATTGGTTTGATCATAAGTTACCAGTCATGTGTGAGCTGCAAAAACTAATATATAAAAATATAAAACTTTATTTTAATATGGAAGTAGATGTAAATGAAGTTACGGACGTAGATTGTATGTATACTATGTCTAATGCTAAAGATCATCCTCGTCCTCATACGGATGGAATGGCAACTCATCAATGCCTTATTTATATAAAAGGAGATCCTCTTTTAGCTAATGGCACAGGTTTTTATACAGCTGATCCAGAAGATAAATTAAAATTTCATTTAAACTTAAATGTAGGATTTAAAGAAAACAGAGCTGTATTTTTTTCTTCGGATAATTGGCACTCTCCTATGCAATGGTCAGGACCTAGTTCTTGGAGATACAGCATTGCTAATTTTATGACGATGAAAGGAAAAAAATGATAAAAAAAATTTATATAGATGAAAGATTTGTTGCTAAATTTACAGTTCCTAAAAAATATATTAAAGACTTAAATCTTCGTTATGAAAATGCAAAAACACATTTAAATAGTTATGGAGCTCGTTTAGCAGGAAGATTAGATTCAGAATTAAATATGATGGGTTTGATAGATAAAACAGAAGGATTTAATTACATTGTTAAGTGTATGAATGAATACATGAAACAAAGTCAAGAATTTGAAGTGTACAAACAAGGACAACTTCATTTAAATATTAATGGTTGTTGGATTAATGATATGAGAGCTGGAGAATATAATCCTCCTCATACACACCATGACGGAACAGGGTGGTCTACTGTTTTATTTTTAAAAGTTCCTAAGTTTATTGATGATACAAAAGATCCTCACAAGTTTAAAGATGGTCAATTATGTTTTATAATGCATGGTAATTCTTGTAAGTACCTTAATCCTAAAGTTGGAGATTTTTATATATTTAGAGCAAATCATCAACACTGTGTAATGCCTTTTAAGACAAAAAAACCTAATGAAATAAGACGATCAATGTCTTTTAATTTTATAGAGAAACTTCCTGATGTTGAATAAAAAAATAAAATTTATTGCTACTAATCAAGAAATGGTAGACATATGGCCTCATCCACGTCCTGCTTCTCGTTTTATTCCTAAAGAATATAAAAAACTAGAAAGATTTACTAAAGGCAATATACATGAACCAACTATTAAAGTATGCATACCTTTTCTTGATTCTTTAACAGCTGGATATATTATTCCATTTGATCAAGATTATTTAGTTGATCCAGTAGAAAATGATTTTACTGTTACCCCTGCTAACAAAGAACAAAATGATTTTGGTTATCATAAAATAGCTCAGTTACCAGTAGAATGGCAAAAAAATTCTGGTAAAAAAACAGGAAAATTTATTAACAAATGGCTTGTTCAAACACCGCCTGGTTACAGTTGTTTATTTACACATCCTATGAATAGATACGGCGAAACTAGATTTAAAATTATTGATGGTATTGTCGATACAGATACTTATCTTAATACAATTCATTTTCCTTTTATTTTAAATAAAAGAGATAAACAATTTTTATTTAAAAAAGGTGATCCTATGGTTCAAGTTATTCCATTTAAACGAGAAGCATGGAAAATGTGGTCTGGTTTTTATTACGAAAAAAAACACAGTCAATCTCTTAATTTGCTTTTAAGTGAGTGGATTGATAGATATAAAAAGTTTTTTTGGAAGAAAAAAAGTTTTAAATAAATTATTCTGCAGGTGGATCTGAAGGATCATCAGGATCTTCGTAATTTGGATCAGCTATTAATTCATCTTTTCTAGTCTGTCCCCAATCTAATAAATTTTGAACTGTAGTAGTACCTGTAACAATATCGCTTGTAGAATTTAAAGCTTTTTCAGATTTCATTTTTTCTTGCTTATTACAATATTGAACTTCATTGTCGCCCGTTAAAGTATTATAAATAACATAATGAATGTTAGTATCACTTTCTTCACCATGAGGTAAAGCAGGCATATTATCTCCTCTATCTGACCATTGAATGTAAAAATTATCTACTTTTATATAATCTTGATTTGATATTACAATTTCTGTTGCCATTATATTTCTCCTTAATGTTTTATAATATAGTTAACCACCACATATGGTGAGAATGAATTAGTTCCTGAAGCTGCAACAGTTCCTGTAAGAGTTCCTGTTGTAGTTACAGCTACAGTTCCTGTAAGAGTTCCCGCTAAAGTTCCTGTGCTGTGGTTATGAGCAGTACCACTACCCTCACTACCTGAAGCAGTATAACTAAAACGACCTTGGTTTGATTGCAATCTTCCACTTCCTGTCGGGCCACCTCTTAACAACAAAGTATGTGTATGAGAAGCTAATTGAGCTGTAGTTAAAGATGTATTTCCAATGTCTCCTGTCATAGTAACCGATTGGTTATTAGTTACTGTGCTTGTTGCACTTACTGCTTGGTTATTAGTTACAGCGACAGTTACGGTGTTTGCTCCACCTGTAGCCGCTAAATTGTAAGTGCTACCGTCATATCCTTGAGGAGTTTTTCCTTGAAGATTAGGTACATTAAAAGTTGTTGATCCGTTTCCAGCTCCATAGGTAGTAGAAATTACCGCAAATAAATCTGCATAATCTGTTCTTGAAATTGCTGCTCCGTCACATAATACATAACCCACAGGAGCAGTTGCTTTTCCCCAAGGCTTAATTGTACCTACTTCACTTCTATTTGTTATATCTTGTAAGTTAGCCATTAGTCGTTATATTTCAACCTCCACCCATTTGTTGAATCGTAATATACCAGAGCTATGCCAGCATTGTTAGTGCTAATTGTTAGATCTGATGCTGCACCCTGAATTTTTTCAGAGTTACGACCAACTGTAATGTTATAAGTAGCAGCACTTCCTGTGCCATCTATAATTTTAACCTGTTGTCCTATTGAAGGAGATGCAGGTAGAGTAACTGTAACTGCCGCTGCAGAACAATCAACAAAAATATTATCTCCATCTGAAGCTGTGTAAGGAGAATCTGTATTGTCTTTTTCAATCCATGCTTCACCCAATCCAGCAAGAGAAAATATATCATACCAATTTGTTCCATCAGTTGAAACTAAACGATATTTTCCGTTAGTAATAGTAACTGTGTTACCTGTCGCCCCTAGCCTTGCAGATATGTCTGCGCCGCCTGAAATATTATTGTAAATTCCGTATGTCTTCTGAGTAGCTGGGAATTGAACAGTATGAGTTGTCGATACAGTTCCACTAAATAATAATTGATTTTGTCTAGCTTGATTGTTTGCTTGAGTTTGAGGACCATCAGCATTTGTTAAAGTAGTTGAAGTTCCTGTTGTAATTGCGGGTACAGCATATACCCCTGCAATAGCATATTCAAAAACCTGAGAAAAATTGTTATTGGTAATAGTTCCCCATGTACCAGAATTTTGTCCTGTTACTTGTAGCTCTATTCTTAGACCTGTTGAATATGTTGACATTTAATCTCCTAATAAAGTTTTATTGATTATTATAAAGTTTGTCAAAACTTTTATGCAGCCTTATGAACTTCTGTCCAAGTCAGAGAACTGTTAGAATCATCAACTTGAGACCAAAAGATCCCACCTAATGTTCCAGTACTACTTGTAGCAGAAACTCCAGTTAATGTAAAGGTTACATCTGTTTGAATATTTACCGTACCAACAGAAGTAGTGGCTTCTTCGCTAGGAGCCATATAACTGGTTTCTTGAGTAACATCACCTTCACTGGCTGTTGCACTAACTCCTGTAACAAAAATAGATGTTCCTACATCTCCTACAGCAGAAGTCATGCCTGCAGCTGTAGGATAAACTCCTGGGCTAATAGCTATAGAAACAGATCCTGTATCAGCGTCTAACTCTGGCTCAGAAGCTGCTACAACAGTTATTGTTGCATCAGCAGTTATTGAATAACTTCCAATAGAACTTTCTAATTTATAAGCTGCTTCTGAAACATCAATAGTTATAATTTGATCGGTAGTTACAGTAGAACCTGTTCCACTTGTCGCTGTTAACTCATCAAGAGAAACAGCATAAGATCCACCAGAAGCACCCCATTGTTGATCTCCCCAACCAATAGCAGCTCCCGTGGTAATATCTTTAGATCTATTCCATCCTGCTCTAATTTCTACAGTAGTAGTAACATCACCC